TTCCTCAGAGTCTGCGCCTCACTCGTCCCGAAAGAACTGCTGATCCGGCAGATCAACGAAGGGCTCAAGCCCAGTCGGGATGAGTCGATCGCCCGGATTGAGCGGCTGCTGGAGCAGTTGACGAAATGAGCACGAAGCCCGCGATGTGCGACGTCTGCGGTGCTGCGCACTGGTTGCGTGATCCGCATGTGTTCTCGAAAGTCGACATTGCTGGTGGTCATCAGCCATATCCGGTGCAATTGTCACGTGACACGGTGTGCGATGGCTGTCTGTCACGTGACAAGCGCATTGCCGAACTCGAAGCGCAGTTGGGATCGAAACGCGAGAAGGATGCGGAGCGGCAACGCAAGCGGCGGGCGAAGTGAATCTCGCAGCCGCGACTGACGATGAACTCCTCGAGTTGCTCCACGCGCTCGAGGACCACGCCGCGACGCTGAAGTACACGCACTACTTGGACATGTATCCCGAAGACGGCCCGCTGGGTTGGCGCGAGTACACGAAGCACTTCGCGTTCTGGGAGATGGGGAAGACCGAGTCGGAGCGCGCGCTCATCAGTGCCAATCGCTGCGGTAAGACCATCGCCGGCGGCTACGAGACGATGGTGCATCTGACGGGACTGTATCCGTCATGGTGGCCTGGCGTTCATTTCGATGGGCCCGTCAAAGGTTGGGCTGCCGGTGACACGGCTGACACCGTCCGCGACATCATCCAGCCGGTGCTGTTCGGCGATCGCGGCGACTGGGGTTCAGGATTGATACCCAAGCACCTCATTGTCGACGTCCTGCCCAGGCGTGGCGGCGGTGGCGGCATCGATACCGCGTGGATACGCCGTGATGATGCGCCCGACAAACCGCCCAGCGTGCTGCAGCTGAAGTCCTACGAGCAGGGGCGCAAGACTTTTCAAGGCACAGCCATGCACTTGATATGGTTGGACGAGGAGCCAGACATGCAGATATATTCGGAGTGTCAGATCAGAACGATGTCGACTGAGGTGGGTCGGCAGCCTGGGCAGTTGATCTGTACCTTTACGCCGCTGTTGGGCATGAGCGATACGGTACTGCATTTTTTGCCTGGGGGTCGGATGCCATGAATAACCTATTCGTTCGCGCGTTGATCATCCTGCTCGCGGTTGCGTTCGTCGTGCTCTTGTACTACGTGACGAACTGGGTATTGGCGCTGCTCGGTCTGAATGTCCCTGACAAAATCATAACGATCATCTTTGTGTGTGTCGGCCTGATTGCCGCCATTACTGCCCTATCGGGACGGTTCGATAATTACTGGAAGAGTTGAGGGGGTTTATGTCGCGTTCCATCAATTCGGTCGCAGTGGCCGGTGCATTGGTCGTGGTGTTTTGGTCTCTGATCGCCGCAGTATTTCCGCAGTACCACCCGAGTGTCGAGCTCGTCTCGGCGACGTCGGTGCTGTTCAACTCGGCGGTCGGCTACTTCGTCCCTGATTCCGCTGCTCAGATCGACGCCGCACACGCAGAACTCCATGCGGCGCCTTAGCCTGTTGTTGGTCCTCATGCTGACCGGCTGCGCCAACGGCGATTTCCAGAAGTTGCTCGAGGACGTCAAAGCCAACTGTCACACCACCATCGATGCGCAGATCGCCACCACGATCTCGGGTGTCGGTGGTTCCGGTCACTTCCAACAGGAGTGCTGGCCCACGGGTACAGCGCCCGCAGTGAGGCCACAACAATGAGCGTCCCTGTCGACATGACCCCGGAGCAGGTCACCTACATGTGGTGCCAGTTCAAACGGGCGCGCGCGATCATGCGCAACGGCATTGCGAAGGGCGACAAACTCAAAGTCGGGTTTGCACTCGGTTGGCTCGATGCGCTCCTCGATGAACTCTCGGACAAGTTCCCGGCAGACCTCGACCCGCACGACTCCAACCCCTCGAACAAGCCGTGACCTTTGGGCCGAGTCTCTACTATCTGGTGGCGACCCTCCTGGTTCTTGCTGCTGCACGTTGGCGTGGGGGTGTGTCTCTGGATTGCGCTGTGGTTCTGCTGGTGTGGCTTGCACTCGTGAACCTGACGTACCAGAAGGGTGTGGTTGAAACCACCGAAACGATGACGATCGCGGCGCTGTTCATCGTGCTGTGCGTCCTGCTCATTCGGAAGTGGGACCAACACTGGCTCCCGATCTATCTGCTGTTCAGCGGCTTCGCGATGGTGCTGTGGACGGCGTTCTGGCATGGCGATGCATATTTGTACAAGGCGGTCAAAAACGGGATCTACATCGGTGAATTGGGTGCTGTGGGAGTGTCCGTATGGACGACCCGGAAAAGATCGGCTACATAGCGGGAGGGATTGTGTCCGCCGTGGTGCTTGCGACAACCTTCTTCAAACGCTTAGGCGTCAAGCTGTTCAGCAATGATCTGGATGGCGTCAACGAAAAGCTCGACCAACTGATCGACAACGACATGGAGCGGTCGATGGAAGACATGAACGACAAGCTCGACCATCAGAACAATGTCTTGACTGCGATTGGACAACGGGTTGCGGTCTTCGATGAGCGGTTGTCGCACCATGATCGGCGCATCACGAGGCTCGAGAAATGAGTACAACGGAAGTGGCCGGCGTCAAGATCATCGGCATCGCCATCGCGGTCGTGATCGGCTTCTTCGTGATCTGGATGTTGGTGGTATCGTTCAGTTCCACCATCGCCAACAAAGCGGCGATCGAAGCGGTATCGAATCGGGTGAAAGCATTGGAGGGACAAAGGGAGACGGATCGGGCGCTCAACCGAATCGTCCCCAGTGATCATTGACGAGAAAACCAAGGTCACGATTTCGTTATGGGCCATGATGGCGGGACTGCCGACCATCATTGCGTTCATGGCGGCGCTGATCTGGAAGGTGGCGACGTTCTCGAATGGGCTCGAAGCGGCGGAGGCCAATGCGTTGTCGGCGCAGATTACGGCGATCAAGAATCAGGATTCGATTGCGGTGTTGACCACGACCACCGCGGTGCAGGCGACCAACATCACGAACCTTGCGACCCAAATGCAGCGGCAGAACGATACCCAAGGCGCGCAGTTGACGGCGATCTACATGGCGATCCAGCGGGATAAAAACTGATGGCTGAGGTCAGTCTGCCGTTACAGGTGCGCACGCTGCAGACGCAGTTGCGGGGCTTGCAGCGCGGTCATGGGGGGTCGAGGGGTGGGTCGCCGCCCTCGGGGGGTGGGATTCCGATCATCGGCGGATTGACGAGTGTCGCGCCGGCCGCGGGAACGCCAATCATCGGCGGCTTGGACTCAACCGCATGACTGCTGTCCACGAAGGCTACATCGTTCCCCGTGCCGATACGGCCGCGAATTACACGGCCAACAATCCACTGCTCGTCGCTGGCGAGATCGCGATCGAGACGAACACCAAGAAGATCAAGATCGGCGATGGGGTCACGCCGTGGATCTCCTTGCCGTATGTACAGACGATTGGTGCCGCTGGTCCCATTGGTCCCATTGGCCCACCGGGGCTTGATGGTGAGGAAGGGTTAGAAGGTCCGATTGGCCCGCAAGGCGTCGTGGGTCCGCTCGGCGCGACGGGATCTACCGGGGCAACGGGAGCCACCGGCCCACAAGGCGTGCAAGGTCTCACGGGTGCGCCAGGGTTCGACGGTCAGGATGGTGATGAGGGCGTGCCGGGGCCGACGGGTCCACAAGGCATCCAAGGGTTGATCGGTCTCGCCGGTCCACAGGGACTCGATGGACAAGACGGCGACGAGGGTCAGCAAGGTCCGCCCGGTAATACGGGGACACAAGGCCCGGTCGGTGCCATTGTCGATTATCGAACGGCAGCCGATTTGCTCGCGCACGTGCTGACGGAACTGCGCGTCATGACGAGCATCGCGCACACAACGCTCAACGGTCGTGACGACCTTGATCAATTGCGCAGTGAATTCTCATCGAGCTCGGCCATCGTCACGGAACTGCAAGTCCTAAATTCGGTGCTACACTCAACGCTCAATGCGCAAGCTGATCTACATCAGCTGCGACAAGAACTGAGCACTTACGTTTAGAGGGGAACGCGCAATGCCGGTCGCAATGGGCACCACAGGCGAGCAGAAGAATGGGCCGGGAGTCACCGTCAACGATGGCTACCGACAAGGTTACCAGGGGGACGTCATTGTCTCCGAGTTGAATGGTCGCTACTACGAACAGACCCTCAGCGGCCGAGGCTTCCAGAGCGGGATGACGCTGACGTCGATCAGCAACGCGACCTTCACGACACTGACCAACTCCACCACACCGATCGTGGGTGTCTGGAATCCACCCACCTCCAAATTCAACTTGCAGATCACGCAAGCGATTTTGGGGGTTGCGATCACCGCAGCGACCAGCACGGGCGGCGCCCCCTTCGTGTGGGCCTCCTCGGTCGGTAACCTCAACTTAACAGCAGCCGGTCTGTTGGTGCCGTGGAACACGCGCGACCTGATCCAGGGGGGCTCCTTCGCGAAGGGTCTCGCGGGCATCGCGCTCACGGGTCTCACCAACAACCTCGTCATCATGGGCGCCTCCGCCTTGAGCGGGGGGTCGGTGGGTGCGTACTCGCAGATCGATACCGCTGTCGGGTTCTCTCCGGCACAGGGCGGCAACCCCGTTGAGAACTTCGATGGTTCGCTGATCGTCCCGCCGGGTGGTGTGTTGGCACTGCTCGCCACCACGACCCCGGTTGCCCATTCAGCGGCGTCCATGCTCAAGTGGATCGAAACCCCGATCCCTGGCCTTTGATAGGAGACTGACATGGCGCGTACAGCAACTCGTCTGGCCGGTCCTGCGCAGGTATCCAACGCGGCCGCAACAAAATACACAGTGCCCGCGGCGACGCTCACGATCTTGCGTCACATCCACGTGCAGAATCCCAGCGGCTCGACCGTCACGTTTACGTTGTCAGTGGGCGCCGATGCAGCGGGCACGCGGCTATTCGATGCCTTTCCGATCGCAGCAGGTGGTGTTCTGGATCAATGGGTGTATGTGCCCCTTGTCGCTGCCGAGGTCATTCAGGCCTTCGCGGGGACGAACAACATCCTGACGTTGACGCTGGGGGGTGACGTTTCCGTCGCTAACTGATGAAGGCTGACATCTGTTCAGTCAGGGAGGGCCGAAGCCCGTGGTTGGAGTAATCAACGCGGGCTGGTGAGACGACGCGCCTCACCTGTCCACAGAGGAAAAACAGCGGCTGATCAAAACGATCCCGCCGTATCAGATCAAAGCCAGAACCCAGGGCATTCCGATGCTCGGCTCCGGCGCGATCTATCCGATCGATGAGGATGAGATCAAGGTCGATGCCTTCGAGATCCCGAACATGTTTACCCGCGGCTTTGGCCTCGATGTGGGTTGGAACGCCACCGCCGCCGTCTGGTGCGCGCGCGACATGGGCACCGATACGGTGTATGTCTACGACGTTTACAAACGCGGCCAAGCGGAGCCGGCCGTGCACATCAGCGCGATCCAACAACGCGGCGATTGGATACCGGGTTACATCGATCCATCAGCAGCGGGCGCCGGCAAGATCAAAGACGGCGAGGCGATCCTCGATATCTACGAGAAATACCTACGGGTCGAGCCCGCTGACAACACCGTTGAGGCGGGCATCTTCGATGTGTACGAACGGCTCACCACCGGGCGGCTGAAGGTGTTCAAACATCTGGCGGGGTTCTTCGAGGAGTTTCGGTTGTACCGGCGGGATGAGAAGGGCAAGATCGTCAAGGAAAATGATCACATCATGGATGCGGTCAGGTACGTCGTACGCGGCATCAATGGCTGGATTCCGAACGTACAGAATCAAGTGACGAGATACCGGGGGAGTCTATGAACGGCAAACTGAATTACCACATGGCGCAGGACATCATCCCGTCGCCGAAGTCGGGCAAGGTCTACCTGTATCGCTCGATGTCGCCGAACAAAGGTTACGTCAACAACTCGACGGTGGAGCGGTTCATGACTGGCCTCGCGATGGAAATTCCTGACGGCGTGACGGTCGAGCTCTCCCCGGTGTACGAACTGGAAGAACGCGGGTTGTACTTGCGCAAGCAAATCTTCATCGGTCCCAAGACCGTCGAGAACCTGATCGTGTCGATCCACAACCTCGGGAATTCCACGGTCAAGATTGACGACATGGCGGCGCTAGCGCACATCGACTCATACAAGACGCGGCCGGGTGTTCCGTGGAGCGAATGGAAGGAAGAGGAAGTAGTCGACCCGAATAAAGCCGCTGCCTGATGCTCACCTACGACGCGACCCGCCTGAAGAAGCTGTTCGATGCCCGGTGGGGCAATCTCGGCAATTGGCGGCTGCGCTGGAATGATATCGCGTACTACATCATGCCGAGTCAACGCTCGGGCTTCACGACCAAGCTGACGCCGGGCACGGATATTTCCTCGAAGATCTACGATTCGACCGCAATGGAAGCCAACGACCGGCTCTCCAACCGTTTGCATGAGGCGCTGACGAATCCCTCGTCTGTCTGGTTCGGCCTGAAGTTTCGCGATGAAGACGTGGAGAACGTCGACGCCAACCGCGAATGGCTCGATGACTGCCAGGACAAACTCCGCCAAGCGATCCGTGAATCAAACTTCGATATGGTCATGGGCCAGTTCTATCTGGACCTCGGGGCGTTTGGCTCGGCCGGGGTGGAGCTCGATGAGAAGGAACCCGAGTACGACTCCGACGGGGCGACCGACCGCTTCCGTGGTTTCATGTTCCGCGCGCTGCACTTGGGATCACTCGGATTGGCTGAGTCATCGAAAGGCCTGATCGATCAGGTATTCGAGAAATTCGATCTGACGGCAGAACAATGGCTCACCCGGTTTGGCGACAAGTGTCCGAGTAAGATCCGCGACATGTACGCCGATGACCCCGACAAAGTGTTCCCGGCGCTGAAGTGCCGCTTCAAACGGCTATTGCCCAAGGTCGACGGCAAATCGACGCGCCCGGAAGGACCATTGGTGCCGCTCGAACGTCCCTGGGCCGAGGTGTGGGTATCGGTCGAAACGACGGAAATCGTTGAGGATGGCGGCACGTATGAACAAGCGGCTTTCATTGGCCGTTGGCGGAAGAAGTCCGACGACATCATGGGTTACGGGCCGGGTGAAAGAGCCTTGCCGACTATCCGCTCGGTGAATGAAGCCGAACGATTGGAACTCGCCGCGTGGGCGAAACAGATCGACCCACCGATCAAGACCAAACAGAACAACATCGTTGGCGATGCGAACCTGGCGTCCGGTGGGGTGACAGTCGTTCGAAACCTCGAAGAGTCCAAGCCGTGGGAATTCTCCCCGGACCTCAACCATCATATGGTCGAGCTCGAAGACAAACGCTTTCAGATCCGCGACATCTTCAAATACCACGCGCTCGAGTTGCCGGCGCGCGAACAGGTCGGCCAGATGACCGCGTATGAAATCGCGAAACGCTCCGAGGCGGTGTATCGCTCACTCGGGCCGGTGGTCGTTCAGTTGAAACCCGATGTGCTCGATCCGATGCTGCAGCGCGGGTTCAACATGATGTACCGCAAGAAGGCGTTTTTGCCGATGCCGCTGGGCCTGAAGGAACAGGCGCTCGATGTGGAGTACGTGGGACCGATGGCGCAAGCGGCCAAACAAGTGGAGACGGATGCGATCGACCGTTTCACTGGCGATGCGCTGGCGCTCAAAAACTCCGGCATCGAAGAGGCGATGGACATTCTGGATCTGGACAAGGCGCAGCGGTACAAAGCCTCGCTCTTGGGTGTGCCGGCCAAAGTGTTACGTTCGGATGATGAAGTGGAGGCACTGCGGAAAACCCGCAACGATGCGAAACAGCAGGCGGCCTCTGAGCAGTCCGCGCTCATGGCCTCCGAGGCGGCGAAGAACATCGGCCAAGCGGGCAATGATGCGCAGATGAAGGGGGCGGTCACGCGAATGGTGCCGCAAGCGGCATGAGTGCCGAGATTTACACACTGCCGAATCAGAAGGTGGCTGCCGATGTGATGCTTGCGCAGGTGTTGGCAAATATCAAAGGCATCAAATCCGCCGTGATTTCGATCGCGACCGACGACGACATGCAGAAGTGTTATTGGTCCAACATGACGACGGCTGAGTTGGCGTGGCATTTGGTGAGCATTCAGCACGAACTGTCGCATCGGGTGATTCATGGCGACCCCTGACGAACAGACCTTCGAGGTGATCGCAGGACGGTTGTTCGGCTCACCCGATGGGAAATGGATATTGGATGAACTGGAAAAACGCTTTGCCAAGACGCTATTCAGTACCGATCCGTTGACGATGGCATACAACGTCGGTCAGTTCGAAATGATCGACTACATGAGGAGTTTCATCAGTGAAAATTGACGGTTTGTCCGATGAACTGAACGACTCGACGCTGGTCAAGGAAGCGCCAGATCTCGCGGCGATCGTGAAAAGCGCGCTGATGTATCAGTCACAAGTGGGCAACTCGATCCGCATCCCAGGGGAAGGCGCATCGGATGCCGACAAGACCGCGTTCAAAGCGAAGTTGCAACAGGTCGGCATGGTTCCACGTGAAACCTTCCACGAGTTTGTGCGGCCGGAGAAGCCGGAAGCGTACGAACTGAAAGCGCCGCCCGCCGGCGCGGAAACCGTCGTCACGCAGGACGAGGTCAACGGCTGGAAGAAGTGGGCGCACGAACAGGGCTTGGCGCCGAATCAGTTCGAGTCCTTCGCCAAGGGTCAGATCGAGGCGCGGTTGGCGTCGAAGGCCGCGGAGCAGGAACGGTTCGGCAAGGTCGATTCGATCGTCAAGGCCAAGTATGGCGATGCAGGTTTGGCCGCCGCCAAGGATCGCGCGCTCGCGGCGGCGAAGAAGTTCGGCGGTCAGGAACTGGTCGATCAACTCGCGGCAAACCCCAGTGCGGAAACGATCATCGCACTGGCTGAGGTCGGTAAACTCTTTCAGGAGCGCGGCATGGGCGATCTGACCCCGGCGCTCAAGTTCGTTGAAACCCCGGCCGAAGCCGCGCAGAAGATCAGCGAGATTCGTAGAAACCCGGATCATGCGTTCAACAAGCCGACGTCGGAGCTCGGGTTGGGAGAAGTCGGGCGCAAGACCAAGGATGCGGCGTTGTCGGAGATGATGCGGCTCAGACGCATTGCCGAAGGGATGGCGCCGCTGGCGCCGGGTAAAGACTTCCTTTTCGAAGAAGCCTCGTGAAAGTAGGACGTAAACCGCTCACCGATGAGGCAATGCGCGAAAGTGTCGCCCGTCGTCTTGAAGAGGGCTCAATGCCGATATCAGAGACTGGTTGCCACATTTGGCTGCGGGCACACACGACGTTTGGATATGGTGTTTTGACGGTGGCTGGCAGACCAACGCAACGCGCGCACCGCATGGCCTATGAAATTGAGAACGGTCCAATACCCAAGGGGCGCCACGTATTGCATCGCTGCGATGTGCCTGCATGTATCAATCCGGCGCATCTCTATCTGGGCGATCAGAAAGACAATGTTCGCGATATGTTGGAACGAAAGCGCGCGAGGGTTGGCGAGGCGTGTTCAGGATCGAAGTTGACCGCCGAGGATGTGCTGTCAATTCGTACGGAGTACGCTCAAGGGAACACATCATTGCGTGCGCTTGGCGCGCGCTACGGCGTCAATTACGAAACCATCCGGGAGTGTTTGCCCGGTCACAAGAACTGGAAACAGTTGGGAGGTGTGTCATCTCTACAGGCGTAGGAAACACGAACTACACGAAAATCGAGAAGTGGGTCGGTGATTCGTACTTCAGCGCGCACGGTGCGGTTGGCACCCCGGCGGCACCTGCGGTCGACATGATTGAGGAGTGGACCAACCAAAACGCCACGCCGATCTATACGTCGTCGCAAGTTCCGATCGGTGTGGTCGTGCCAACGGACTGGACGTTCAACCTGGCGCTGCGACAGGTCGAGATCGCCGCGGCAGCGCCCGCTGCTGCGCGAGATGTGGTGTTCACCCTGTATCCGCCGGGTCTGCAGGCACAACCCAGTCCCGCGACGTTCCTGGGGGTTGCGGCCGAGAAGCTGGTACTTCGCCTGCAAGGCGTGCTGAGTGTGGGTTCCCTGACGGTGCTGCTCGGGGCGACGTCGATCCAGACGTTTACCGCGGCGCAGTGGGCGGCAGCCTTGGGGATAGACGGGTTCGTCACGATCGCAATTGCATCGGTGACCGGCGCTCCGACCACGTTGACGATCCGCTCGCCGATCACCGCGGCGTGCACGGCGCAGATCCGGTCGGTCGCGATCCGCCGCTATTCGCTGCGCAATGCAGATTTCTTCGCGGCGAACACCGGGTTGTGTACGTAAAGATCGGTGCGATCTCACCAGCGGAGATTGTCGCTTACCGGGCGCTGATCGATGGCTTCCCGTGGAACCATGTGATCGGCGCCACGGGGGCGGATGACGATGACTTCTGGGTGCAGATCCACGCCAAGGTCGCGTTCATCAAGATCAAACCCGGTGGGAAAATCCATCTGCACAAGGACCATCCGCCGCACAACAACAAAACGCACACGGTGCTCGCGACGAAT